TAAGAATCAATATCAGATCTATTAATAAGTATTCCTACACTCTCAACGCCTGCCTTTGGCAAACTGTTGCAATTAGCAACTAAATTCGCACCGACAACTTTTGAACAATAATCTATAGCCATAATTTTTATTTTTAATAATTTATATAAGGTTTAATATTTGGATAGAGCTCATCTAAAGTATCCTCATAGATATCATTAATAATATTGATACATACGTTCTTAGCTCTCACCTCACGAGTTAAATCGTAGGTAGGTGTTCCTTTAACTTGTTCTTTTAGCGTACTTGCACCAGAACGAGTTTTCTCTATCCATTCAGAACGAATCCACTCAGCAAAAGTGTAGTATTTTAGAGCCTCTTTTAATTCATCTGTAGATTCTATTTCAGCTTCTATTATATCATATTCTCTCAAGAACTCCCTTTGAGAATAAGCGATAATACCAACTAACCTATTTTTCTCAGGCGTAAATCTTAATGCAGGAATACTATAATATTCAGCTACATCAATAAAATCTATCGTTTCTAATATACTACTCATTACTTGCGTTTTTTCTTTCTAGGCTTTTTAATAGCCTCTATAATCTCAATTTCTTTTTCAACTTCAGGTTTAGAAACAAACGGAGAGGGAGAGGAATAATCCTCTACCCATTTAGCCCCATTTTGTATTTTAACCCAACTCATCTTATGAATTTGTTATAAGAAGTAATCCAGTAGAAAGTAATCCATGAATACCACCACCTATGTTTAATTCTTTTTGGTAGTTCATTCTATTTTCAGCATAAGTAGGATAAACAAGGTTTAGAGCTTTTTTCTCTTTAACCCAATACTCATCTAAAATATATACTTGGACTTGGCTATCACCGATAATATCAGTAGTATAAATCTCATCAACACCAAACTGCCCAGCCATTTCCTCTATACTTCTATAGTGAGTATCACCACCAGAAGCATAAACATAACCAGAAAGAGTAGTTAATAAAGTATCTTTAATAACTAAAGTTTTAGCTTTACCGTTAACATTTAAAAGGTTATCACATAAACCTCTAATATCAGCAACAGTAATAGAACCATCAACAGCGCTAGTAACATAAGTAAACGCATCAGTAACAGATTTTGTTCCAATACTCTCAAATGTAGATAAGCGTTTACCTGCATCATTAATAACATCACCCTTGATAATAGCTATTACCATAGTGTTAACTAATTGTTGTTTCAACTCAGCATCAATCCAAGATAAGAAAGTAGATAATGTACCTGACTGCTCTATCTCATCTAAATCAGAATTATCCATTTGTTGACGCTTATAAACGTACTCAGTAGAGATAGTTTTAGGTGTAGTAGAGATAGTTTGGATGTCTTTCTCCACACCAGCCTCAGAAGTTTTATCCCATTGTTTAGCTAAAGCAGTAGCAGCTTCCATCTCATCAGTAGAGTAGAAAAACCTAGTGAACATAGTTGTATGTAACTTACTAAAGAAAGGATCGTTATTTTCCCATTTTGTTGCAATAGTGAAATCAATAACCTCATTAAAAGTTAGTCCTGTAACTTGGTTTTCAACTAATATTTTTTCAATAGAGTTTTGAACATCTAACTTACTAGCATTTCCAGAAGCTTTTAAAACAGCACCTGCAATCTGATTCTTAATAGCAGGATTTAATTTAGTTTCCTTAGAAGCACCAGCTCCTATTGAATCTTGCATCGCCTGAATTTTAGAAGCAATCTTTTTAGAGATAGTACTAACAACTGCCTCAGGTACTTCCTCCTCACTAATAGTAGCAAGAACATCTTTCACTTCTTTAGCCATCGCCTCAGCAGAATACTCTACTTCAGAGCTTTCCATAGACTCAATAATCTCAAGTAAAGCATCTTTTAAACCAGCAGCTTTCTCATCGCTTAACGTATTGTTAATTTGTTTTTTGATAGACTTAATATCTAAGTCATTTTTAATTTTAAATGTTTTCATTTTTTTTAATTTTAAGTTAAATCATCATTAAATATATCTAGAAACTTATTATGAGCATTTTCTAGTTTGCTTTTATTTACAAATGCCATAGCATTTTTAATTTCTTGTGCTTTATCTAGTGTTTGACCGTTAGCAGGAGAAGCAACTATTGATAGTGCTGTTATCTCCATCTCTTTAATAAGCATATAATCAAAATCACCATCCTTTTTATATTTATATTCATAGTTAGTTCCCCATCCACATTTTGAGAATCCCTGTAATATCTTCTCTTCAATTAAAGTCTTAACCTTTTCATATATAGGTAAGCTCTTAGGAATGTAAACAATAAAGTAAAAACCTACTGAATTAGTTTCAACTAATAAAACCCTACCACAAAGTTCACTAGAATTATGCTGCACATCAACAGGCATATTAAGCCCATTCTTTACAAAGTAATTCTCAATAAAATTATCTAAGCATCCCTTATCAAATACTTCTCCGTTCTCATTCTTTGATTTGTTGAACTTAGTTTCATAGCCTCGTAGGATTAAACCATCTAAACGTTCACCACTTTTATCATCTTTGATAATGCTATTTAAAGCTAAGTTTTTAACTACCTCGTGGCTTCCCAATAGTATCGTATTATTAATTTCTATTCTTTCCATTGTTATTCTATTATAGTTTCTTCAGTTTCTACCTCTGGCTTATTATGTATAGTATAATCTAATTGTAGTTCTAAATCATTAGCAAACTTTATAAATGTAGACTGTAATAATCTCTCAAAAGATTGGTATTTGCTAAAATCTCCTATTAACATCTCCGATCCATTAGCAAAAGCCTTAGAGTTTAAAGCATCAATTAAAGCTATCTGATTTGCAGGTACTTTAATTCTATCAGCTATCATTAGTACATTAGTTTTCATCTTATCTAACATCTTATTATCTGAACTGGATAGTGATACTACCTGGTTATTCATAGGTCTTCCCCAAAGCATTATCTGTTTCTGTGAGCTTAGAGAACCATAATCAGAGGCTATATCTGTTTCCATAGCAGCTTTCTCTTTTTCCCCTAATACCTCAGGAGATTGTTGTGCGGTTTGCTGTGGTGAAGACATTATAAGCGTTCCTAGCCTCGCTGTTATAGTATTACTAGAGTTTAATATATTATTTAAAAATGTTAAAGCAGGAAGTAATAAAGACTTATCGCTATTACCTGTTAATAAATAAGAGGTTGACCTCATTACATATATCTGTAGGTTTTCTTGTTTTGGTGTTACAATAGTATATTCACCTGTACCTGTTGTAGTATATTCATCAGGGTATAGAACTCTAAACCCTAACTCTCCATGTGCAATAACACAAAAGCCATCAGCATAAAGTTTGTTTAATACATATTGTCCGTTATTCTTATAGAAACTATCAAACTCTATAAATAACTCAGCTTGAGCTTTGCTTTTAGATCTATTAGCATAACTAAAAGTTACATCATTAGTTAAATCTGTGAGTATGTCTGTTATATTTAGAAAGATAAGGTTAGAGAAGTTTAATGTAGTAGCTGTTAAATCACCATAGAATCCACCAGTAGACTGTCTATAAATAACCCTTTGCTCTTTCCTTATTTTGTAATTTTGAATGTATTTTCTTAATCCCATGTACTTAAATTTTTACAAATATACAATTTCTATTTAACATAATAATAATTATAAGTAATTATTTTTAATTAATATCTCTTAAAGTTCTCAATAGCCATTATACAACAGTCCATTAAATCATCATGCTCATCAGCAGGAAACTCTTTAAACTGATGCATAAGGAGTGTTAAGTTCTTTAGCCCTGAATAGATATGGAAGTAATCCCTTAGAAACTCCATCTTATCCCAAGCTCGGATATATTTATCTTTAGAAGTACCAAAGCCTATAGCTTGAATACCATTCTGTATTAACTTTAATCTAATACTATTGCCATTACCGTTACTCTCAATAAATATATTCTTACATCCCTTAGATTTAATCCATTCAACAATCTCAGGGAAGTCTACCGTTGATTCAGCAAACATATCAACTAAGTATAGCTGTCCTTTGAGCTTACCAAATAAACCACATACAAAATTATCATTACCTGTTAGCATTGATGGATCGATAACTATTGCCATGCTATCAAAAGAAGGTATCTCCTGAAAGAAATTAAAGTCTTCATCTTTATATAACATTTGCCTACCCTGTAATGTAGGTCTTTGCATAAATTGAGCGTTCCAAATGTAATCATCAATATCGCGTTCAATAGATTTAAGTTCTGTAGTGCTTTTATAAGCCTCACATAATGTAATACCCTCTTCAGTAATAGCAGGAAGTACTACCTCTACATCAGGATTAAACTTGCTGAACCAATCGTTAATAGCCCATCGTGTACCTACATTTATAATCTTATAGTTATCACCTTCCATACGACCACGAACAACAGACTGTAAAAAGAAGTTAAGCTCTCTATCATAAGCAGCACTAATAGCATCGGAATAGTTCCTATACATATCATCAAAGATAGCTATATTACCACCACGTCCTGTTATATTACCACCAAAGCCACCACCAAAGAATGAGGGTAGCTTATCATTACCTACATACCAACGGTCAATAGTTCCACTTGTAGGCTCTAATTCAAGAACATTATTATATAAGTTTACGAATGCTTGTGTTTGTTTTGAGAAGTCTTGGAATAAAGAGTTCTCAGCACATACTCTGAATATCTTTGTCTTACCTTGAAAGTGCTGTGAGAAAGCCCATACTGAGAATAGTGTAAGAAGATAAGACTTACCCATACGTGGCGGCATAGATAAATTAAGGACTTTTTGTGTGGGTTTAAAAGAATGCTTCTAATTGGTTTGCTACCTCTAGGAGTATAGGGCGTTCCTTAAAGAAAGACGGATCTGCACCTTGACAGAAGTGTTTAAATTGCATTATTTACCAGAGGCTTTCTCTATATTCTCTAAGAACTCCTCTTGGCTCATTTGGTTTGTTGTTCTTGTATCTACTAATTGTACAGGTTTACTCTCTGTCATATCTAATACTGTTGCTACATCTTTGGTAGTACTCATATTAAGCATAGCAGTAGCCATCTTACGAATAAGCTGTGGTTTCTCTAAGTTAAGTACAAACTCTTGTAGCTCTTGTTCATTCATTTGGGTTATCTCTGATACCCATTGTCTATTGGTCTTTCCACCACCTTTGAAACCCCCTGCATTTTGTGGGTTTGCATCTGCACCCCCGAACTTTGTATCTTTTCCCATATCCCCGTCTTGTGGTTAGTTTATATTTGTATTGCTTTTATGTTTTGGTTGTGAGTTAAAATTAATACATAGCACATTAAAACGTGCTATAACTGCTAATATATAACATGAGTACACGTTACATATCTGCTAGATAGCGTTCATTTGCCAAACGCTCTTGCTGTTCTCTTGCTTTCTTCATAAAATCAGTGTCCTCGCTTGGTCGCTCCATTTCAAGTTCATCATACTGGTCAAGTATGTATAATTCTTCATTACAATTAGTGCATCCATTACCGTACACTTTACATCCGCAATCTTCACAATATTTTGCCATGATTTTAAGTTTTAAATGCCAACGCTCAAAAACGAAACGCTAACAATATGTATATTCCAAAAGCCAAATTAACGGCTGTTCATTTAATCGAATTTGTATGCTGGCTTTCGATAACATACAAGTTGCCGTTATATGCTTTTAAAAAATTTATAATACCCTCTTATACATTGGTCGAACATTTTCTTAGAGTAGAATGTAGTATACTGCATTGCATCTTGTCTTCTCGTTACAACAGCAGGGAAGCTATCCTCTTCTATTGAGCTTATAGGCATCCATCCACATATAACATCAGCATACTCACTCATAGCATCTAATACGTCTTCTCTTCTGTATAAATCATCTAAGCCCTTTGTTGATATAGGCTTTGATTTAAGTATATTCTCTTTTGCTATCATTCGTTTGATTGTTTGTTCTACAAATGTATAACTTTATTTTTAATAAACAAAAGAAACCCACCTAAAATTAGATGGGCTTCCCCAACAAACAGCAAAAAACAGATTCTTATAATATCTTATATTTCTTGAGCATTAAATATACTACAAATAATAAGAATAACAATACTATTGTTATAATTAATGAAGTATTAAATGGAGGCTTTATCTCTACCTTAGTCTTTTCTTTTACTTTAAGTTTTAATTTAGTCTTATCAACTAGCAATGTGTTTTGTTTTGTCGCATCTGTTATATCTTTTTGTATATAATTTACTTTCTTTCCTGTCTTATCGATATGAGTTACTACCTTTCTTGTTACTATTTGCTTCCCTGCTGTATCTGGTTTAGCAAAATATTGATCCACTATATCTATTGAAGAGAACGTATCATCTAAAGCAATCCCCTTTAGGCTTGTTTTAACGACCTTAGTAGAATCCTTTACTACTGTTATATCCTTAGCTATATCTGTGCTTGTTTTAAGCTCTGTCTTTGTTGTTTTACATCCCACTATCAATAGTAGAGATATTATAATTAAGTTTCTTACCATCTGTTAGTTGTTTTAGTTTAGTTTGTAATATATAATTGTGCTTCTGCTTTCCTTCTGTGTGTTAATCCTCTTAATACCTTGCCCCCTGCTCTATTCCACCTAGAAAACTCATAAGGGATACTTTCATCATTAGGATTTATATTTAGCTTCTTTAGTAGTGTACTTGTTTTAAAGTTATATAAGCCTAAGTTATATGAAAATGATACTAAGGCACTAAATTGATTTGAGGTGAGCTTAGATGTAACGTATCGTGCTACTCCTGTTTCAAATGTAGCTAAATCATTAAGTAAAAATTCATCAGCTTGTTCTTGGTTAATACTTTGACCTTGAAATACAGATAATGTATGCCCGTATCCTATAGTCCAAACATTAGCAGGGCAAAGATAAGCCTTAAACTTACAGCCCTCAAAGTCTTTGATTAAATCTATTCCTTTTTCGTTTATTGTCTTTAGCATAAATCCATTCTATTCCCCATATTGCCACCAGTTATTGACTGGCTTAATACTTTGTCTATAAATACTACTTCTTTCTTTTTATATAAATCTAAAGCATATTGATAATCACCACCCCTTTGAGGAGTGAAATCTACATCTTGAGATGAATGAGAGATAATACCTATCATAGAAATATCTCTATATTTAGGCTCTTTACCCCAAGAATGAGAAGGGACAATCCTAGTTCCCACATTAACCTTATAAATATAAAACTTCTCTTTATCCTCTAGGTCTATCTCTGGTGTCATTAAAAGTTCATCATCATCATCAAGAACTAAAATCCATCCGTTGATAAACTCATTTACTACATTAAGATAAATATTATAAGGAAAGAATACCCTATCTATATTTATTTTCTTAGCAAATGTAAGTATTTTTTCTCTATCTAATAAATAATAACTGCAATTAGGTACGATTTTCTTTACATAGCTTAAATCTTTATCATCATCAATAGTAACATGAATCTTTGCATTAGGGAGATATTTCTTTACAGACTTAATGCATCTCTCAAAATACTTAGGTCTATTAGATGTTCTTATAATTACATTTATCTCTCTAGGTTGTTTTAGCTTTACGTATTCCTTTGTATCTATTCCATTTTGTA